ACTATGGTTATGCATTTTCAATTATTGGTCCTGATGAATTGATTATTCCTCCTAATGATTACTTTTGAAACTATCCGTTGGAAAAACTTCTTATCAACAGGAGACCAATGGACTGAAATTGATTTTTGTGAATCCCCCTCTACACTTATTGTAGGTTCTAATGGCGCAGGGAAGTCCACTATGTTGGACGCCCTGTGTTTTGGTTTGTTTGGTAAAGCATTCCGTAAGATTAATAAACCTCAGTTAGTAAACTCTATTAATGAAAAGGCATGTAAAGTAGAGGTTGTCTTTTCTATTGGTAAAGATGAGTATCGGGTATTCCGAGGTATTAAACCTAATGCCTTTGAACTTTATAAGAATCATAAACTAGTTGACCAGGACGCTGCTACCAAAGATACGCAAAAGTATCTTGAGCAATCCGTACTAAAACTCAACTACAAGTCGTTTACTCAAGTTGTTATTCTTGGGTCCAGTACTTTTGTTCCTTTCATGCAACTTACTGCTGCTCATCGCCGTGAGGTTATTGAAGACTTACTAGATATCAATATTTTCTCAAATATGAATTCTCTTCTTAAAGATAGGATTCGTAATGCCCAAAATCAAAACACTGATTGTGGGCATATGCTTCGTTTAGCAGAGGGTAAAGTATATGCTCAAGGAAAATTAATTGATTCGTTAAGAGAAGTAAATAAAAATCGTCAAGAAGAGAAGCAGAACAAGTATGATGAGAATCTTTCTTTCATCAAGAAGGTGTATGAAGACAAGTATATTGTAGAGAAAGATATTGAAGATACAGAAAGTAAAATTGGTGACTACGATGCTGCTGCAAAAACTCTAACGTCACTTCGCCAAGGTCAGTCGGATAAGAAATCTGAACTAAAAATTATTTCTAAAGAGTTAAAATTTTTCAAAGGTCATGATGTATGTCCAACATGTACTCAGCATATTGATTCTACCTTCAAAGAAAGTCAGATGAATTCATTGACACAATCTGGAAAGACTGTTGCTGAAGAGATTGTGCAATTCAATGCTGATGTTTTAGAAGCATCACAGATTGTGTCTGATATTTCAGAACAGTCTTTAAAACTGAAAGAATTAACCAGCAATCTTTCTGCTCTTGACCGTGACTATGTTAGACTAGAATTTGAAAATCTTCGCATTCAAGAAGATATTACCAAGCTGCAACAAAGCACTCCTAATATTGATAAGGAGCAAACACATTTTGATATTTTGAAAGAGGAGTATGCAAAAACAAAATCTGACTGTGCATTTGTCAGTCAACAATTAGATGAGTATCAAGTTGTTGCTTCTCTATTGAAAGACTCGGGTATCAAAAGTCAGATTATCAAAAAATATATTCCCATCTTCAATCAACTCATTAATAAATACTTGCAAAGCATGGACTTTTTTGTCAACTTTACTCTTGATGAGGAATTCAATGAAGTCATCAAGAGTCGTTTTCGGGATGAGTTTTCCTATGCTTCATTTTCTGAGGGAGAGAAACAAAAAATTGATCTTGCACTGTTGTTTACTTGGCGTGAAGTTGCTAGAATGAAGAACAGTGTTGCTACCAACCTGCTTATCTTGGATGAAGTTTTTGATAGTTCTTTAGACTCTTCTGGAACTGCAGAACTTCTTCAGATTCTTCGTAGTCTTGGTAATAATACTAATCTTTTTGTTATCTCTCATAAGGGAGATATCCTGGTTGATAAGTTCTTACGAACTTTGAAATTTGAAAAAGTAAATGAATTTAGCAAAATGTCTGACGAATCATGAAAGCAATTATCTACAGCAACGGAAATCAAGAATGCGAACGAGCATCATCTTTGATGGACGCAGTTCACCTAGACGGTACTATTGTGTACCGTCTCAATCAAGATTTTACTGAAAGACAGTTTCGAGATGAGTTTGGTTTAGAAGCCGAGTATCCCATGATTGCTATAGGTATGCAGCATCGGGGCACCCTTAAAGAAACCTTACATTTTATGAATGATGAGGGAATGCTTGCGGTGTGAGGACAGTACCCAAAGTGGTACAGTAGTGTCCCCACACCTTGACGACGGTGCTATAATTACAAGGTAACCAAGAGAGACGGATGAACACTCAGGAAGTCAAGGGCACTCTTGCCAAACTACTCGCTACTGAAAATCTTACGGTAGAGCACCGTAGGGTCAGTACCGCTTGCTTTGACGTGCATACTCGTTTGCTTATCCTTCCTATCTGGAAGACTGCCTCTAACACCGTCTATGACCTTCTGGTGGGACATGAGGTGGGACATGCTCTCTACACACCAGATACCGACTTTGGTAGTGTCTCGAAGGCATTTCTTAATGTCCTAGAGGATGCTCGTATTGAGCGTATGATGAAGAGAACCTATCCTGGTCTTCGCAAGTCCTTCTTTGAGGGGTATGGTGAACTCTGGGAGCAAGACTTCTTTGGTGTTAAAGGTGATGACCTTGATGCTCTGTCCTTGATTGACCGTATCAATCTGTATTTCAAGGGTAATCCCAATATTCCGTTTACCGATGATGAGATGCTATGGGTCAATCGTGCAGATAAGACTGTATCTTTTCAAGATGTTATCAATCTTGCAAAAGAATTGTACGAGTTTTGTGAACGGAAGCAGGAACAAAAGGAAGATATGATGGCACCATCTTCAGAAGATGGTCGTTCTGCAGACCGTCAAGAGAAGGTCGATCTATCTTCAGAAGAAGGTGAGATGACGCATGAAGAAATGCTAGAAGAAGCATATGAACGTGAGTCTCACAATGAAAATGACTCCGCTCAATTGGATACTCCTTCTTATCTGGGAGGAGATATAGATGTTGATGAAACTGAATCTGTAACTCATGATGCACTTCTAGAGTCATTAGAAACTCTTGTTGATGATAATGCAAAGGAGTGGATATATCTTACAGCTCCTTCCTTAGATGTTAATGATTATATTGTCCCATCCAATGTTGTTCAAGAAAAGTTGGACATTCATTTCAATGGCAGAAGTTTTAAAAGTCAAGAAGATCATGATTACTACAACCAAAACTTACAATACTCTATTTCTCACTATTCTTCTTTTAAGAAAGATACGCAGAAAACTGTAAATTATCTGTGCAAACAGTTTGAAATGAAAAAGAGTGCTGATGAATATAAACGAGCAGATATTTCTAAGACTGGTATTATTGATACCAATAAATTGCATACTTATCTTTATAGTGAAAATATCTTTAAGAAAATTACTACTATTCCTGAAGGTAAAAATCATGGATTGATTATGCATCTTGACTGGTCTGGTTCTATGAGTAATCAACTTCTAGATACTTTGAAGCAAGTTTATAACCTAGTTTGGTTCTGTAAAAAAGCAGGCATCCCCTTTCGAGTTTATGCTTTCCAATCTGGATTTGGTATGAACAGTCGTTTGGAACGAGAAATTCATCAAAAAGAAAATGAACTAGGTATCTCTAATGATTTTCGTTTGCTTGAGTTTTTCTCATCCAGACAGAATGCAAGGTCTTTAGAAAAATCCATGCAACTGATTTATACTCAGGTGTTTTCCATGAATGGGTGGCGTCTTAGTCCTCTTTCAGAATTTTCTCTTGGTGGCACTCCTCTTGCTGAAGCAGTATATTGTACTCGTGATATTGTTTCTCAGATGAAGAGAGTTGAAAATGTCAGTAAAGTAAATGTTGTTTGTCTGACTGATGGTGAGGCAAATCCAATGTGTTATGTCCGTCGTATTGATGGGGAATATCTATCTATTGACAATAGAGAATTTAAATATTCTTATCTTTGCCATCAGAGAGGAAAAGTATTTTTCTTACGAGATACACTTACAGGATATACAAAACGTATCGCTATTGACCCATACTTAACAACAAAAGAAATTGTTTCTTTTTATAAAGAGATTACAGATTACAATTGGATTGGCATCCGTATTTGTAACAAAAGTGAGTTAACAAAACTGGTTCGAGAGTTTGCTGCAAATGACATTGGGTCGATTGATAATCAGTGGAAAAAAGAACGCTTCGCTTCTATTAAAGAAAAAACGGGGTTTACGGAATCTTTCTTTATGCCAGATAAAGGAACTGGAATTGGTTCTCAAGACCTTGAAGTCAAACAAAAACATGAAGTTGCAACTAAAGCAGAACTCACTCGTGCATTTAAAAAGCACATGGGTTCTAAAATGACAAACAAGACCATCCTTAACGCATTTATTGAGCAAATCGCATGAAGTGTAAAGTACAACTATTCAAGGCAGGAACAGTTTTTGACGAAATTGTTATTGCTACAGACTATGAAGATGCTAGGAAAGTTGCCTTGGCACGAAACCCTGGAGCAACTATTATGGGAGTAACGGCAGTATTTGAATGAACATCTTTGTCACTGATGAGTCTCCATGGAAATCTGCTGCTGTCCTACCAGACAAGCACATCGTCAAGATGCCCCTGGAGACCTGCCAGATGCTCGCTATAGTCGCCTCAGACAAGTGGGGACATGGTTATGGTACTTTGCCTAAGGCAGACGGTACACCTTATGCTACAGAAAAGGGAGCATTCCGTAATCATCCATGCACCAAGTGGGCAAACGAGACCGTAGCAAACTCTAGATGGTTGCTTGAGCATGGTATGGCATTATGTGAAGAGTATTTTACACGGTATGGGAAAATCCATACTTGCTTCAAGACTCTCCTTGCTGCTGATGAAATTATTCCTTATGTGAAATGGGATGATCATACTCCTTTTGTCTTTGCAGGACCTGATGAGTATAAGTATGATACAAGCATTGATATCTTCACTGCTTACAAGATGTATATTGCATCTAAACCATGGGTGGCATCCAACTATCTGCGTGTGCCACATCATAAACCGTCCTGGGTCTGACCCAAAACGACCCAAAACCTGCTATAATTACAAAGTAAACAAAGGAAAGCAATGCCTCGTAAGTCTGAAGTCACTACTGCACAAATCGTTGAGACTCTCACTGAGAAATTTGGTACTGAGGTCTCTACTGGTCAAGTTCGCTCTGTAGCAAATTCGGTGGGTGTATCATTTCCTACTGCCTGTAAGCGTCTTGAGTCCTATAAATCAGGTAGGGGAAAGTGGAACCTAACTGCTCAAGAGATTGAACAGGCATATGAAGCACCTTCCGCTTCTCCCGTTGTAAATTATATCCCCCAGAAAGATGATACCTATGTCCAGTTTGGTAATTTTCAGTCTGTACGCAAGGTTGTGCAGTCTCGTCAGTTCTATCCTGTCTTCATCACAGGTCTTTCTGGCAACGGCAAAACGATGTCTGTTGAGCAAGTTTGTGCCTCAACTAAGCGAGAGTTGATTCGTGTCAACATCACAATCGAAACTGATGAAGACGATCTTATTGGTGGTTTTCGCCTTGTCAATGGTGACACTGTTTGGCATAATGGTCCAGTCATCGAAGCTTTGGAACGTGGAGCTGTACTTCTTCTAGACGAGATTGACCTAGCATCTAATAAGATCTTGTGTCTGCAATCTGTTCTTGAGGGTAAAGGTGTATTCCTCAAAAAAATTGGTAAGTATGTAACCCCTAGGGCAGGATTTAATGTTATTGCAACTGCAAATACTAAAGGTAAAGGCAGCGATGACGGTCGTTTTGTTGGAACCAATATTCTCAATGAGGCATTCCTCGAACGTTTCGCTGTTACCTTTGAGCAAGAGTATCCCGCTGCCTCTGTAGAAACTAAGATTCTGCTCAATGTTGGTGCCGATGCTGACTTTGCTGAGAACTTAGTAAAGTGGGCAGGTGTGATTCGTAAGACTTTCTTTGACGGTGGAGTTGATGAGGTTATTACTACCCGTCGATTAGTTCATATTGTTCAGGCATATGGTATTTTTGGTGACCGTCTAGATGCAATCACTAAATGTGTCAATCGTTTTGACGCTGATACCAAGCAATCTTTCCTCGATCTTTACACAAAGGTTGACGCTGGAGAAGATTCAGAGTACAATGAAGACGAAGAAACCATTTGATTATGAAGTACAATGAAGATGCGCTTCTCAAGGAGTTGCGCGATTATATTGCTGGCACCTATGGACAACACTATTCTGCTGGCAACGATGAGATTCAAACGCTAGATTTGATTGAAGCATGTGGTGATGCAGAAGCATTCTGTAGAAGTAACATTCTAAAGTATGCTTCTCGCTATGACCGTAAAGGCACTGCCCGTCGTGACATTATTAAAATCTTACACTACGGATTACTCCTCCTCCATTTTTCCGATAAAACTAAAGTTACCGAAACCTACCCTCAATGACAGTAATCTCTAAGTCTACAATTGAAGTCCTTAAGAACTTTTGTTCTATTAATAAATCAATCGTAATTAAACCTGGCAATACAGTTTCTACTCTCAGCATCAACAAGAATATTCTTGCTATTGCTAATGTTGAAGAACAGTTTGATACTCAGATTTCTATTTACGATTTGGGTGTGTTCCTTGGTGGTTTGTCTCTCTTTGATGCTCCAAAGATTGATACTACCCAATCCAATTACGTCACTGTGAGTGATCAGCGAGGTAAGTCAAAGACTCGTTTCTTTTATGCTGATCCAGATATCATTACTCAACCTCCTGAAAAAGAGATTTCTATTCCTTCTGAGGATGTCAAGTTTCGTCTTGAAGCGGGTGTATTGCAGCAACTTCAACGTGCTGCTAGTGTGTATCAACTTCCCGATTTATGCTTGTTCTGTTCTGATGGAACTATGAATTTGTGCGTAACTGATAAGAAAAACGATACTTCTAACAGTTACTCTGTTGAGGTCGGTGAGAGTGATGATGATTTTTGCTATTGCTTCAAGGTTGAGAATCTGAAACTTTTGGCAGGTGATTACAATGTCACTATTAGTAGGCAGAATGTTGCTCTCTTTCAAGGCGACGGTATCAAATACTTTATTGCATTAGAACCAAACAATTAATACAAGAACATAATATGGAGAAATAATATGACACGTCAAAGATTAGTTCCGACGATGCCTCCTCTATTGGCAGAGGAAATTGATATGAATAATTTGACAGGAGACAAAACACATTCTTGCTCTAGTAAATTTGCAGGCAACTCTGCAGAACTTATAGTCAAGGCTTGGTTCCTAAAAAATCATATCAATGTTGCAGAACCTAATGTCGATGATGGTGTAGATTTACTGATTGAGAGAGAACCTAATCATTGGGTTAGAGGACAAGTAAAGAAAGTAGTTTATACTAATAAATTAGACAGTGGAATGTATAAAAGAAATGGAGAAAAGGTATATCGTTCACGATTTAACTTCCCATTTCAATCTGGAGCTGCAATTACCACCACGCGGCACATTAATGCCCGTCGTCGTCAGAGAACGATTGATGAGATTGATTATTTTTATCATGTTCTCCATACAACCGAAAGAACTCTGCTTTGGGAAATTCCTGCAAGTATAGTTCCACTTAGAAAGAATAGTAGAGAATTCGTCTTTGCTAAAAATCCCTGTATCGATAGAGATACTTGGATAAGAAGAAAGTCAGACTTTAGTTTCAGCGACTACTTGCTTTTTAGTCAGTTTAGTCGTAAAGTTATTGAGTCTTATCCAGACTTTTTTATTAAACCTGAAATAGGCACACTTGAATTAATTCTTTGATTATGAATGATTTTCTCTGGGTGGAGAAGTATCGTCCACAAACTGTTGACGATTGCATCTTACCCGAATCTGTGAAGCAAACCTTCCAGAGTTTTATTGACCAGGGTGAGATTCCCAATCTGCTTCTCTCTGGCACTGCTGGTGTTGGTAAAACTACTATTGCTAAAGCACTATGTAAAGAACTAGGGGCAGACTATTATGTTATCAATGGATCGGATGAAGGTAGATTCCTGGATACTGTACGCAATCAAGCAAAGAACTTTGCTGCTACTGTTTCTCTCACTTCTTCTGCTCGTCACAAAGTTCTTATCATTGATGAGGCAGATAACACAACCCCAGATGTCCAACTTCTCCTTCGTGCAAGTATCGAAGAGTTCCAAAAAAACTGTAGGTTCATATTCACTTGTAACTTCAAAAACAAGATTATTGAACCACTACATAGCAGGACGACGGTAGTAGAATTCAATGTCAGAGGACAAACTAAACAACAACTTGCTGCTAAGTTTTTTAAACGCTGTGAAGATATCCTCGGGCGCGAGAAGGTCACCTTCGCTCCGAGAGTTGTTGCAGAAGTCGTCCAGAAATACTTCCCAGACTTCCGAAGAACCCTTAACGAACTGCAGCGATATGCCAGCACAGGGTCTATCGACACTGGTATTCTGGCGGCGCTAGGTGATGCTAATGTTGATACTCTTGTAACAGCATTGAAGGATAAGAAGTTCAATGACGTTAAGAAGTGGGTGACTCAAAATCTTGATTCAGATCCAACTTCTATCATGCGTAAATTGTATGATAACT